TTGTATACCCTAAAGAATAGAATACTCTCCAAAGTTTTTATTTAAGCCTATTGTTTCCATCTCATGGTAGCGGACGGCATCCAGCGCATGATTAAACTTGTCAATAGGTTTATTCAGTTGCTTGCCTGTTTTATCCTTATCCCAACAATAGCTTCGCAGCTCTTTGATTAGGTTTGTGCTTTGCGAGGTTACTAAATAATCTTGTCTTTGCATTACATCAATTCCGTAATTAACTGAATCCTTGCCTTTCGTTACTCCTTTTATCGTGATTCCGTAGCGTTGAATATCTGCGATTGATTTAGGTTCGGCGCTATCTGCGTAAACTGGAACGTCTTTAGGTAGGATTTTAGAAATGTCGCTATTGAGCAATCCTGTTTGATATGTCATCTCGTCAAGGATTCTTTGCTCGTTGTATTTGTAAACTGCAATGATTGCCGTAGGGTCTGCACTATACCCAAAGTCTAAACCGATTCCAATTAATCTCGCCTCTTCAGGTATCTTGTCAATTGTCTTGTAGTTTGTAAATACGGCACCCTGTAATTGACCGACTTTACCCTCGCCATAAACAGTCCACCAATTGCGCCAATATGCGCTTGTGTTTGCTTTTAAGCGATTCTTTTCTATTTGTTGGATGATACCCTCATCAAGTGCTTGATTATCCTTGTAGGTCAATATTATGAAATCGGCATCGGATTCGTCTTTTAGTTCCCTATGAACCCAAAACTCATTGGCTGGGTTAAAATCAAGGTAGATGCTGCGCTTTGTTCTGATTGAAAGCTCGTTGTAAGCCTCAAAGGTTACATTGTTGCACTCGTTGATGTACAAAATATCTCTTCTTGCTCCTCGGAGCTTGCTTGCATCGTCTGCGCTAAAAAATTCTATAAAGCTGCCGTTTCCAAATTCGTATTTTAAATGGCTCTTGTTAAATCTATCTTCATAGAATCGATTTATTGATTTCATTATCTTGATAAAATCTCTCAATGCTCCCCTCCTTAGATGAGGTATTGATTCAGCAACAACGCTTATTTCCATTCCTGTTGTTTGCGCTGCCCTATGAATAAGTATCGGGAGTATTCCAAACGTTTTTCCAGCAGATGTTCCGCCTTGGATTATCTTGATTCGCTTTTTGAGAGCGATTATTTTATTCACTGAAGTCGTCCTCTGTAACATCAGGGAATAAAGGTTGCTCTATATTTGTTTGTTCGATTTGTTGCAATGGCGCACCGTAAGCTGAATCCATTAATTTTTGATAGGCTTGCGTATCTCCCTCCCTTGCTTTTTTGATTAGAGCCAAAGTCATTAAGTCCTCTTGGCTCATGTCTTCCAATTCACTTGTTACTGGGTTTTCACTACTCTCTTGTACCTCAAGCCATTTTTTTGCTATTGTGCTTCGATTCTTACTCCCCTTTGGTCTTCCGTTTGGGTTTCCGCTTTGCCCTTTTTTGAATTCGTGTTCCTTGATATGTTCTTTGCTCATAAGGTGCTGTATTTGTGCTGTAGACGTTTAAACTTTATTTTGGTGTTTAGTCTTCGTAAGTTTCAAAAACCGTCTTCATCTTGTTGTGTATTTCCCTTAAACAGCTTGCGCAGTTTGTTGCGTTTGTTTTTACTCTAAAGATACGGCTGTATATTTTTATCATTTGGTCTCTTTCGCTTGGGCGGTAAGTTGTTGATTCTTTTGCAAACCATTCCTTTAGCCATTTGTATTCGTCTTCCAGTAAGCAATCAGGTTGCTTGGTGTTTCTGAATAACTCGTTGAGCTTCTCCTTACGTTTATCGCATCCGCAGTCCTCGCCTAAAATAAACTTTGCTACCTTTGCAGCTCCTGTTTTTTCCAATACCTCCTCAACTATATCGCCAACTCCTTTGGCTGGTTGCTTTCTTGGTTTCCGTTTTTTTGTTGTATTACTCATTTCCTAATTTTTTGAATATGATTATTTTATACTTGAAAATATTCAAGATACGCTTTACTTCGTATTGTGGTTTCATCTTATTTCTTTAAATGCACAAAAGCGATTCCATTACATCTATTTCCTTTTGCGTTTGTGTATCCGCTTTAAGGTTGCCTACAAGCTTGCTTTTTAATCTGCGTATCTCTTGCTTGATGTACTTGGTTCGATATATTGGTCTTGTATCCTCTTGCTTCTGGACTATGTATCCGTGTTCCTCCAGCAACTTAATGCTTTCCTCAATCTTTGCTTGTTGTTCTCTGTAATGGTTAAATATTTGATTTTCTATACTCATGGTTTTTTATTTTTTTGTATATTCCTTTCTCTGTTTCGCTTAAAGATGCAAAGTTGTATATCTTATCTTCAAGCATTTCTTTTTCTGTTTTATAGTACGGTTCGTCTTTATGACCAAGAACGCCGCTGGTTCTTTCTTTTATAATTTTATGAATCTTCTTTTGGGCATCAGCTTTTACAAATTTCCAATTTCGGTAATCATGCCATATCATATTGGTATTTTGGTTAACTTTTTTTTGCTTACTCATAACCTACTTCTTGTTTTTTTGCTTTACAAAATATTGGTATTCGTCTTTTAGTTTCTCTCGTATCTTGGCTTTACATCTTTTCAAAGTATAGAATATCGTCTTTGTGCTGATGTTAGAACCTTCGGCAATCGCTCTCATGCTGATTGCATCCTCTCGGTGCTTATCCTGGATGCCTGTATAAACTCTGAACACTCCATTATCAAAATACTGCCAAGTATTCATCTCCTTAATAATTGCAGCTTCTAACTTCTCGCTATCGTTTGGCTGGTAGTAATCGTATTCTACAGCAATCGGATTATCGTCTATGTCTATTTTGCGCACCTTTTGTTTTTCTTGTTGATAATTTAAGAATAAATTTTTGAGAATGGTGTAAAGGTATCCCATGTTTGGCTCGCCGTCTTTAAATACTTTGTCCTCCTTTCCGTATTTCATTAGCTTGATATAGAACTCTTGTACAATATCCTCAGCGTAAAAATGCTCGCCTAAGTCGTGAATGATTCGAATAAAATCATCTTGCCTTGCTTGAACTTTTACAATCCATTCCATTGTTTAGAATCTAATCAAATGTAGTGATAATTTTTTAATCATAAAAAAAGCGCCCATTTCTGAGCGCCTGTTATCAACGAAAAAAAGTGAATGCTTGTGTAACATTGATAGGGTCATCCATTTTGGTTACACTTATGCCGCGACCATAATTGCATTTCATATCAAAGATAACATTTTTTTTAAAACTAAAAAGCCGAACATTTCTGCTCGGCTAATTACTAACATTTAAAAATCCGTATTAGAACGGAACATCGTCTTGCATTCCTGATGTCATATCATTAATTGCATCCTCTTGAAATTTAGCAGTAATGCCTGTGGCTCTTTCAGAATTATGGTTTGAGTTAAATCTCCAAGCTTCCAAAGTGTTAAAATATTTTACCTCGCCTTTTGGGGAAGTCCATTCTCTGCCTCGTATGTTTATATCAACATCAACTGCATCGCCTACCTCGTACTCATCCAGTAAACCGCATTTATCTTGCGTTAGCTGCAATGAAACCAATTGCGGATACTTATCCTCCGTTTCAATTACAAAGTCTCTCTTTGCAAATTTTTGACTGATTTGTTGGGTTTCCCCTTTTAGGTGTAATCTTCCTTTTACATTCATATCGATTCTATTTTAAATTGTTTTTTTCTTTTTCCAAAATATATTGTTTGTATTTATCTATTGCTTTTCTAATTAAGTCAGATTTGCTAATTTTTAAATAATCGCTTAATATTCGTAGCTCTGTCTTTTCAAGTTGAGAAAGCCTTACATTAACCGTTTCCAATCTTGGTTCTTTTATGTTAATCATTTTTATTTATTTAATATAAATTCTTCTTTTATTGTTTTTATAAATCTTTCTTTTACATAATTAGGATTAGAAAAAGGATGCTGATTTTGTAAAAAATCAAAACACAATTCAGCCATCATAAAAAACATATCAAAATCGTCCTCGCTAAAGTTTTTATACAGCTTAATAGTCGGTTTATTGTCAAATTTAGCTGATAACTTAATTTTCCATTCGTCTTCTTTTACATTCATATCGATTCTAATTTAAATTGTTCGTGAATTAATGCCTCATAATACTCTCGGCATTCCTTAACACGGTTGTATATCTTTTCGATTGCTTCGGCATCGTAATCAATCTCATAGCATTTTATTCTTTGCTCCTTTGGTACTCTCTCAAAGTTGTGTTGCATTTCTACTGCATTTCGTACAATTGGGTTATCTTCTATCTCTTTGAGCTTGTAGTGAACTCTCCTAACCTCATCCTCTACAATATCGCTCGGTGTATCTACTAAGCAATAAACAAGGTAGGCTTTCCGTCTTCCTGTAAGCTCCATGTATCCCTGAAGCTGGTAATAGTAGTCCTTGTTCGGTATGTCTTTCTTAAACCACGGAAAGGTTGTTGCATCGTAGCTACTCTTTACATCAAGCACATAATCCTCATTTAGAACATCAGGCGTTCCAGTCAAGTATTCATTCTCAAAAAACTCTTGGTTCTTGTACATAAATCCCATTTTTAAAACCTCCTCGGCAAGCTCTATACTTGCATCTTCAACAGCTATACCCTTATCAATGGCTTTGCTCCATACATCTTTGCTATATCCGTACATATTTTCAATAGCATATTCCTCTAAATAGCTTTGACAGGTCTTGCTCAATTGCCCTTTTGTTCGGCTGTTAGGCATTATCTTACCAATTGCGGAGCATCTTATCTTAAAATCTTTCATAACTCTGCAAGTTGTTTATTGGTTAATGCGTAATTTTCTTTGAGTTTCTCTGCTGTGTACTCTCCGTTGGCAATCATTTCTAAGGCAGCCTTGAAGTTAGCAGCGTTTAGCTTCTTTTTCTCTTTCGTCTTTCCGTGAGTATTCGTAGAGTCAGCATCCTTTGTATCATCTATTAAGAATAATCCGTTGAGTGCGTACTTCCTTGCGTAACTGGATGAGGATCCAAAGCTCTGCGCAATATCCATTCCTTTGCGATTGATGTCAATACCAGCTTGCGCTTTTACCGCTTGAACTTTATTGCCGTCTGTTATCATTGCAGTCGCTTCCACATACATACATCCAGCGGCTTCCTTAACCTCATCGGTAAGGTTCAATACTAAGCCATTGAGTAAAGGCTTTACAGCCTCCATAATGTCCTCGCATGAGCGGTATTTGTACTTGCCAAAACTATTATACTGATTCTTTGGCGCTTTCAGTTGCTGTTGGATTTCTCCAAGCCTTTCGATTAATTTATTCATAACGTGTTTATTGATTTTGGTTTGTAAATTTCTGCGCTTGTTCATAATGCGCGATGTATCTTCTGAAGTTGTTGTAACTTTCTCTCATTTCCTTCGCTCCTCTATGGTCTCCTTCTTGAGAGCAAGATAATGATGCTGCATTAAAAGCCTCTTTGTAGGTTATTGCCTCGGCATAAGTTAAATCAAAAAGATGTTTGTCTCCGATTCGCTCGTTGATTATTTCTCTGCCTTGAATTTTGATTGATAAGATTCCAGCGGTCGCCGAAACCTCAATTGGTTTTCCTTTCATAATACGATTTTAATTGTTAGTGGTATAAAATTAATAAAATATTCTTTAAATAAAAATTATTCTTTTAATGCTTTCGTCTTTTGCTTACACTCCTCAATAATATCTCGCAGCTCCTCCCTTGAATATTTTATAGTCTCATGAGCCTTTGAATGTAGTTCAATTAATTCATCTGCTCCGATTCTCTCCTGTATTCCTGTTTGATAGTTTAACAAGTTTCCGTGTTTATGTTGGTTGCACGCTACGCACTGACCGTGAACGTTCCTCTCGTCAAACGTAACAGCCTTATGCGTTCCGCTGCTGAAATAGTGTCCAGCATCAAATTTATGACCTAAAGTCTGACCGCAAGATATACACGGTTTTTTTTTATCTCGTTCCCTGATGTATGTATTGAAATACTTTTGCGCTTTTTTCATTAAACTCTGGACGGTTTCAAGCTTTTCTTTTAGTTCTTTTTTTTCTTTTTTCCAGTTCTTAACCTTTGCAGTTTCTACCCATACTTTTACGCATTCAGACTTAAAGCAATATTTTTGGTTAAAGTGCTTGGCTTCGAATTTCTCTTTGCAGTTTTTACAACGCGGCATCGTCTTTTTGAAATATGTAAACCTCCTCAACGTTACAATCTATGTTAGTGCATAAGTGTACGTTTATTACTCCTTCGCCTTCTAAGTTAAAGTCTTCGTATTCGTGTTGCTCTTGCCATTTTATTGGCTCTGTGCATTGTGGGCATTTCATATTAAAATAGTTTAGATTGGTTCGTGTTTCGCTTGTTTACAATTATTCCTCTTGCAGCTTCAAAGATAGTTTGACCAGCAACATAATCAACTAAATTTCTTGCCACTTTATCAATTCTTTGATTTCCTTTATATTTTTTAAAATTATAATTATGAAATTCGCAAAGCGTTTCGATATGGTTAGTTAATAAACCTCCTGAAATTTTTCTTTCTCCTAAGTCATTAGGTAAATTAAAGTTAGTCCAATATAAATGCCTTCCTCTTTTTTTAGCAGCTATTAAAGGTTCATAGAAAGGTATTACATTTTCAACGCAATACTTTCCTTTAAAAAAATGTTTAAGCAAAATTATTTCTTGATATAATTTCATATCTGCATAAGTTGCTTTGCTTTTTCTTTCGCCATCTCCTGTATTTGTCAAACGCATTCTGCTATGCGTTGGACAAGGTGGAGAAGACCATATAAAGTCAAATTCTTGGTAGTGGTCTAACAAATATTGATGTGCATCCGCTACAATTACCGTATCATTTGGAAAACGTTCTTGATATAGTCTTGCAAGTTCTTTGTCTAATTCTACCGCAGTAACTTCGCAATTATCCCAAAGCAAACGGTTTCCTCCTAAACAAGCATACAGATTTAATACCTTCATAATTCTAATTTAGCATGGTT